TCCTCGCGTGAGAAGCGGGGCGGCACGCCGCCGCCCCGCGAACTGCTTCAAGTGACTTGAAACAGGGCGTGACAGTTGAGCTGGTCGGCGACGAGCTGGCCGGTGTAGGTGCGCGCCTTGAAGAGCGCGTACACATCGTGCGGCCGAGCGGGGGCGTGATCCTTGCCCCACTCCTGTTCCATCGCGTACGGATACAGGTGCTTCGTGTCGATCACGTAGCAGCTGTTCACGAACGCGCCGCCCAGGTCATCGAGCGACGGGTCGTACATGAACTTGAGGTTGTTGTAGCTGATGTCAGCCACAGCAATGTCCGTCGAACTCGGACGAGTCCAACCCGCATCCGTGTAGTAGCCCTTGTCGCGCAGCTGCTTCACGAGCGCATCGAGGAAACCCGAGCCGGCGAGAGCCAGGTTCGGATTGCCGCCGTAGCGCCGCAGCTGACGCATTTCCGAATGAATCGTGTTCGGCAACTCGGTTGTCGCAACGGGCCACGTCGCGAACCGGTTCCGCCACCACGTGTTCGTCGCGCGGTCGAGGCCACCAGTCACACCGACCGCAGGCGTCGCCGTGATGAAGTAGCGCAGACCCACGAAGCCGAGCGGATCGGCGGTGCCGTCGCCCCAGAACATCGTGTTGAGAGACTTCGCGGTGATTTCACCGAACGTCTCAACCTTGTCCTGCATGATGTTGGTGATCGCGGTCAGCTCGCGCTTGCTGTGCTTGCTGGTGTCCTCGCCGAACGCCGAATCGACAACGGTGATGCCGTCGATCTTCAGTTCGGTGAACGTGCAGCTCCAGCCGGTGTGAACTTCGCGCCACGGATACTTCACGCGCTCGATGCCGGCGATGCCGCCGTACGCCACCGTGTCGTCGTGAGTGAATCCGCGCAGTGATCCGGTCGGGGGAACGGCCGCGCCTTCAAACGCGTACTTGCCCTTGACCGGGATGGTGATGTCGCCTTTGCCGCCGGGGAAAGTCTTGCGGCTGCTTTCGAGCTTGGTCAGGAGCGGTTTGTCCTGAATGCTCTGCGGCAGCGGCTGCCCCCGGAAATGAAAGTCGAGAGCCGCATTGGCAATGGATGCCAGCTCCGACGCAGTGAATGCCATTGTTCAGCCTCCGAACGAGGCCGGCGAGTCATCCAAGGGCGCGTTCGATTGCTTCGCGCATCGACTTGGGTTGAGCCTCGGCCGGCTGTGAAAGTCGTCGGCCGACCGTTGGACTAGCTACGGCACGAGGAGGCGGCTTGAACTTCTCCAGTCGCTTGCTCACGGTGTCGTAGGCGGTTTTCGCCATTGCCCGCGCATCTGCAACTGTCGTCGGCACGCCGTTCTTCGTGACCAATGCTGTCAACGCATCGACCACCATTTCGTGCTTTTCCGGCGTGTAGTCGGGATCGGAGGCTTTCAGTTCGGCCTGATACGCGTTGACTGAATCGTGAATTTCTTTTTGTCGGGTCGCGGTGCTGGTGCGTTCGCGTTCCGCTGTCTCGGCCGCACTGCGCGTCTTGTCGAGCGCCGTCGTGGCCCGCAGCGTGGCGACTTCCTTGGCGGTGGCTTCATCGAGAACGCCGTCGTCAATCTTCTGACGCAAATCGGCCGGCAGTGTCTGTCCTACCTTCTCTTGCCAGTGCGATGTGAAAGCCTGGAGCTTTTCCACCGCCGCCTTCGGGTCGCTCGCGAGGAGTCGAGGCCACGCGAAGAGCTGTGCCATGTCGTCTTGCGACAGACCCATCTTCATCGCGTCCCGTCCGATGTCGGCCAGTGTGGCGTCCATCGTTCGGAAGCGCTCGTTTGCTCCCTTCAGGGATTTGTTCTCCTGCAAGACTTCGCGGAAGCGCTCGATCTTGTTGAGGGGAACATCGCCCTTGAACTTTTCCAGCGCCGCGAGCAACGCATCGTCGCTCACGTCGTCTTTCGTATCCGGTTTCTTGTCGGCTTCTTTTTCCGGCTTATCGCCTTCGGCGGTGGACGGCTCCGCTTTGGACTTGATGTCTACCAGTGCCTCGGTATCGGCCTCGCTGTCTTTGACTTCGAGGGCCGACTTCACGGCATCGAGTAGGGTCTTCTTGTCCTCGTCCTTCGCAGGCGACGAGTCTGCTGGCGCTGCCTGTTTGTCAGCGCTTGCGTCGGGGGCTGGTTCGCTACCGGATGACGGGTCCGGTGCCGGGGAATCCTTCTCTTCGTCGGTTGCCACGGTTACGTCTCGTGAACGCGAACGCGGCGGAGCGTACCGCATTGTACCGACAGCGGTCTATAGACCGCTGTCGGACACCTATGCGTAACCGGCGGGAAGCGGAACCATCGGCGGGCGTCCGACGCCACCTAACCCCGGTGGAGGTGAGGCACCTTGCGGCTGCGTCGGCGGACCTTCGGAGTTGTTTGCGCCCTCCGGTCCCTGCGCTCGCGGGTCCTCAGCACCTGGGCCGCCGGGTTGCGGCGGCGGTGCCTGATTGAGCATCTGGATAGACGGAATGTTAGCGGTGAACGCTTCGGTCAAATCGATCGAATCGTCAATCGCTTCAATGAGTTTCTGGCCCAACCACTGCGGGTTCACGCCGGGAATCTGGATCAGGAACGGCACGAGCTGTTGCAGCGCCTGCTGACGCTGGACCTTGTTCGGTCGGCCGTTCGATCCGGCGACGATCTCCAAGTGCATCTCTGCCTGAATCTGGTCGCGGTTCATCTGCGGCCAGATGGCACCGGGACCGGCGATCTGCTGGACGGTCTGCGGGTCGAGGTTCGTCAGCATGATCTGCGAGGCGTCGCGAGCCAGGATCGACAGGAAGTCGTTCAGCTGGTCGGCCTCGGCTTCGAGCGCGGCGGTGCGCGCCTGTTCGGCGGTGGCCACGGCGGTCGCGGTGTCCGACGAGCTGCCGCCGAACGCGGGTTCGGCCATGCCCACGGTCTTGTAAACGTCGTCCATGATTCCCTGCGACTCGTACAGGTTCGGATCGACGCCGATTTTCGGCAGAGCCTGAATCAAGTCGCCGACTTTGTTTCCCGGCATCATGCCGTCGAGTTCGACAACCGCGTTGGCCTCCGCGCCGGTGAGTGCGCCCTTGTCGCCTTCACTGAGCGCGCCCTTCGGCGTGACGTAGCCTGGACGGTTCGCCTTGCGGTGCTCGCGCAGCGCTTCTTTCTGCCGGTTCAGTTCCATCTGCTGCGGCGTCATGTTGCACACGTCGGACGGCGGGAAGAGCTTCGACGGGTTCTCCAGTTCGTTGAAGCACAGCGCGTAGATGGGGAAGAAGCGCTCCACCACGACTTCGGGGGCTTCCGGCTCTTTCAGGAAATTCTTGTAGCCGTCCGCCATCTCGAACTTCAAGCCCGTGGGCTTGTGATACTGCATCCACACGCACACCAAATCGTCGTGTCGGCCCGTCAGGTCGCTGCGCGGGTTCTGCCGGTACTCGATGCCGTTGGTGGAGTAGGCCGAATAACTCGGCCCGCCGGCAGGGTTCGCAGCGCCGCACAGGTCGAGCTGATAGAACTCCTTCACTTCGTCCGGCGTCATGAAGATTTCTTCGGTGAGCCAGTCCGCGCCGATCCAGCCGTCGAGCGCGATGCACTTGCGATCCGGGATCACGGAAGTAGGGCGGGGGAAGTCGAACGTCAGTCCCTCGCGGATGATAATCATCGGCTCCTTGCGCAGCTGTTCCATCGACAGCCGCAGCTCTTCGGCCTCGGCGTCGAGCATCGTCTTGTCGCCGTCCGGGCCCACGTCGTCGGCGAGCCGCGTGATGTGCGCGAGCCGCTGTTGAAAGTCGGCGATCTTCGCCTTGTTGTCCGGCGACATGTCGGTGGCGCGCTGGAATCCCAACTTCACGTAGCCCACGGCGGTCTGCACGGCAGAGCGCACGCACCGTTTCATCTGGCTCTTGAACGTCGGAATCTGTTCATCGATGTAGTAGTGGAAGCAGCACTCCAGCGTCTTGCCGAGCTTCTTGTACATCTCCTCCTCGGCCTTGCCCTGCTGCACGTCCATGATGATCTGCAACGCCTGGACAGGATCAGGCTGGCCGGCGGCGGCCATTTGCAGCTGCTGCATCGTGCCGTCCCAATACTTGTACTTCAGTTTCGGCCGGCACTTCGCGACCGCGCGCGGGTTCTTCGCGTACAGGCTCGCGACCTTCTGACGCACGAAACGCTGCGTGATGTTGACCTTGTAGTTGGACTTCGGCCACGAGCGCGATGCACCGGTCCACGCGACTTCCATGTCATCCAACATCTGTTTGAACGCGTCGCGGAAGTGCTTCTTGTCGGAGCGCACATCCTCCTGCAACTCCAGCACGAGCGCGGAGCGTGCTTCCGGAACGTCGATGTCATAGCCCTTGATAATCATTCACCAAACCTCCGCGAGCTGCGGGGACTCGCGTAACTTGCCCTGGTATTCCATTTCCTTTTTCCACCAGCCGTAGGTGCCGTGCTGCGCGGACTTCACGTCGCGCTGCGGCGTGCCGGCGATGAGCTGCAACACCTTCAGCCCCATGATTGAAATCGCGGTCACGAAGTCATCGTTCGTGCCGTGGGGGAAGTGCATGAGTTCGTGCTTCGCTTCCGGGAACCACGGCGCGGCGCGCGGGAACACGACGCGTCCGGCCTGCATCAGTCCGGCAACTGACTGCGCGATTGCTTCTTTGTTTTTGTGGACCGGGATCGAGTCGATCACGACAGGGATGCCGCGTTCGATTTTTCGCTTGTGAATCCACGGCCCGATTGATTTCAGGATCGCTTCGTTTTCGGCGAACCAGAATGAGGGCTTCCAGAGCGCCACCATGTCGAGCATGGCTTCGACCGTTTGGTCAGGCGGCCGGCGGTCCCAGTAGCAGTCGAGCAGCCAGAGATACTTGTTAGGGCACACTCCGGCGATGAGCATCACGGACGCGTCGTGCTTTTTTCGGTCGGTGCCGATGGCATGATCGCTCGCCGCGTAAATACGCATTTCCTCGGCTCGAGGACGATTGGTCGTCAGGTACGACTTGAGCCACGCGGCGCGGAAAAAAGATCCCTCTTCGGGCGATGGCCGCTGCTGATACAGCGCCATGAAGCCAGTCGGGTCGAGTCGCTTCTGCGCCTCCAACATCGACAGCGGGAATCGTTCGGGCCACAGCGCTTCGCCCGCGCGGCGATTCATCGGGTCGTTGAGTTCGGCGATGGCAGGCAGGTTCAGCACCTTCCAC